GGCACTGGTAAGGTTATTTATGGCGATCCCATAGATAGCTTTTGCTACCCTGAAGCTAAGATGCAGCTAATAAAGGACTCTAACGGTTCTGAAGTTGTTTCTTCGCATACTCTTTATATAAATGGTAATACGTCCATTAATATATTGGATAGCGTTATCTTTGAGGATAAAGAGTGGGCTATCGCAAATATTGTAACTTTTTATAGAGATGGTCATCCAGATTGTAAGGTGGTCTATCTATGAAAGTTACTTTTGGTGTTAAGCCCGGCTCCTTAGAGGACACCCTTTCTGGCATCGCTGGTATTATGACAAATGTAAATAATGGCGTTAAATGGGCTACTGAAGTGGCCTGTGCTACTATATATGAGGCTAGCGTTGACCAAGTCCCTAAGGATACATACACACTCGCTGAGAGTGCCTTTTGGAAAGTTGAAAGGCGCACAGAGCTATCCTCTAAAAGCTATCGTTATCGCGGTATCGTTGGATATGGTGGTAATGGTGATCCTATAAACCCAAAGAACGGCAAGCACGCTTCACAGTATGCAGCGGAGGTTCATGAAGATTTGAGCATACATCACCGTAATGGTAAGGCCAAGTTTCTTGAGGATCCTTTGCGTGAATTTGCTGAGAGCGGAGAGCTCTATAAGCTTTACCTATCTGCCGTCAAGCGTGGATTAAATAGGAGGTAGCTATGCCTAATCCATTATTGCTAGACATCGTTGAGTACCTTGCGGATAATAACGTTGCAATTGGCGATGGCATAGATTGTTTTAGGGATTACTCGCCTGAAGATCCCGATAACGTTATCGTTTTATATGAGTACCGAGGCAGTGCTAGCGTATCGTTTGATGATACTACACAACGCGCTGTTCAGGTTACCGTTAGAAGTTCTGACCCAGATTATGCCAGAGATAAGGCTATTGAAATATTTAATCTATTTAAAGTGAAGGAGTGTGCCAAGCGTGTAGACTTTACAGCAGATAGGTGGGGACAGGTTACATTGCGTAACACGCCCTTTAAAATCAAGGTTGATGAGAACGATCGCTTTATTTATGGCTTTAATATGGGTATCTTAACTACCATTTATTAGGAGGAAATATGGCTGGTGTACGGATTGGTGTTGATAAGTTACATTATGCTCTTTGTACAGATGGTGACGTAGAGACTTGGGGTGCTCCCGTAGCTCTTAAGGGCGTCATTAATGCAAACATTAACCCTAACGCTTCTCAGGAGACGTTGTTTGCAGATGATGGACCGTTTGAGACGGCTTCTACCATTGGCAATATTGAGGTTGAGATCAATAAGGCTCAGCTTACGCTGGAGGAGCGCGCCGTGCTGCTCGGTCACACGTACTCTAATGGCAAGCTTATTTCTAAGGCTGGAGATGTCCCTCCGTTTGTTGCTATTGGTTTCCGCACGCTTAAGTCAAATGGCAGCTATCGTTATGTTTGGCTTCTCAAGGGTAAATTCCAGGACCTTGAGGATCAAAATGAGACTAAGGGCGATTCCATTAATTGGCAAACGGATACCATTAATGGTCAGTTCCTTAAGACCAACAAGAATGATAACTGGAAGGTTGAGGCGGATAGCGACGATAAGGATTCCGCAACTACTATTGCTACTTGGTTCGAGACCGTAGTAGACGCTTAAGCTTTACCTGTTTTTATTAATGGTCCGCCATAGGCACCGTGCTTATGGCGGACGTGATTGGAGGTTGCTATGAATGTGCAGGATATTAAGTCGAAGACTGTTCCGCTGGTACTACAGGATGGTAAGGAACGTCACCTGCGTTTTACGCTCAACGCCATGGCAGAGCTCGAGGAAAAGTATGGCTCTATTGAAAAGGCCTTTGAGCGCGTGGAAAAAAATAACAGTGTAGTTGCACTCCGCTTTATTCTTTGGGCCGGCCTTATTTGGGAAGATCCGGACCTTACTGAGCGTGAGGTCGGTGATCTTATCGATATTGCTTACATGCAAGAACTAATTGGTACGCTTGGTAGCGCTCTTGATAGCGACATGCCAACGCCCGAGCAATCCAATACAGGTGCGGGTAAGCTGATTGAGGGTGGCTCCCCAAACTAACCGGCCCTGCAGGCACGGCCAATCCTGCCCAGTCGGATGGGTGGGATTGGCCATTTATGCTATATGCTGGTACCGTATGGCTTAATAGAACCGAAGAAGAATTTTGGAATATGACGCCAAGAAAATTTTATGCGCTACTTACAGTCCACTATGACCTTAAACGTCTAGAAAATGGCGAAAGTAATGATAGTAATTGGCGTACGCATAATCCAGCCGGAGAGGTATATATAGATCAGATACCTGGGCTTTAGGAGGTGACTGCTAGGTGGCTTCAGACTTTGACGTATTAGTTGAAATTAATGGCGATGATAGTGGCTTAACAAAGGCACTAAAGAATGCTACTAATAAAATAGCTTCCTTTGGCTATAAGCTTAATGGCAGTATAACAGAAGGCCTTGTAGATCCTGCTAAAAAGGCAAAGGTTGAATTCAAAGACGTTACGCGTATCGTAGCAGGCATTATAATATCTAAAGCGTTTTATTCTGGCTTAAATGCTATTAGAAATGCTACTGACGCTGTTAAAGAATTTAACGTTGAGTTAGAGTATACAAAAACGGCTTTTTCTAATTTATTTAATAGTGCCGATTTAGCCTCAGAGTTCGTTAATGTACTTAAGGACTTCTCTGCTGTTTCACCATTTGGTTTCACTGATTCATCTAAAGCCGCTCAGCAGTTACTTGCATATGGCATTCAGTATAAAAATGTAATGTATGTCATGCAGGGCGTAATGGATGCCGCCACTATGATGGGCGATCCAGCAAAGATAGAAAGCATCTCGCGCGCCCTTGGTCAAATTTATACTAAGGGCACGCTTAAAGGTGAAGAGGTTAGGCAGCTCGCAGAAGCTGGCGTACCTGCATATGACATTTTACAAGAAAAGCTTAAACTAACAAGCGAAGCTATGCAGGATATTAGTGAACAAGCTATCCCTGCTAGTGTCGCTATAAACGCTCTTGTAGATGGCATACATGAGCGCTTTGGTGGCATGACTAAAGCTTCTGCAAAAACCATGAAGGGCATGGTATCTAACATTAAAGATAACATGCTCATGCTTGCTTCAGGCGTCTTTGAACCGCTTTATGAAAGAATGCGTTTAATAGTACATGAAGTAGACGTACTAGCCAATAAGCTTCGTGAGCTATTTGACCTTAAGGGTATTGGCGGTGCTTTTGAATACCTCGTGCCTGATAAGCAAGCACAGGCAGAACTCCGACAATTTATAGCAATTGTACAAGAGCTCTGGCATGTAATAGCCTATGGCCTTAAAAATGGCCTAGTCGTAGTCAAGGATCTTTTATTTGGTATCATTCATATAATAAATACCATTGGTCCTGTACTGATAAATGTTGCACAAATTATTGCTCTTGTGCTGCGAGAGTTATCTAAGTGTGAACCCTTGATGAAGGCACTTGCATATCTACTAATGTTTAATGCAAGCGCTTGGGTCGCTTTTAGGGTAGCAGCATTAGGCGCAAAAATTCTTTCGCCAATAACACAGCTAATACTTAACTGCGCTAAGGCACTCGGTATCTTGGGTAGCCTAATTATTGCTCATCCATTAACGGCGGGCATTATAGTTCTTACTGGCGCTGTGGCTGCTCTTGGGTTAGCGCATTCCAAAGCTGGAGAGCAGATAAAAGAGTTCTTTAGAAAGTTAACGGCGTGGAATGGTGTAGATCCTGGTAAGCAGCTGCTTCCTGAAACTAAGAAGCGCACTGCAGATCTTGAAAAGTTTAATGAGAAACTTGATGGTACTGCAGATGCTCTTGATAAAACTGGCGATGAAGCAGAGAAAGCTGCTAAGAAGGGTAAGAAGGCACAAAGGGACCTTTTATCATTTGACGAAGTCTTTAGGCTTATGCAGCCCGATGAAGACGAAAATGATGATATTAAAACGCCTGGTTGGGAGATGCCAGACTTTGATCTTGGTCTAGACGACCTTGACATGAGTGGTATTATTCCTGACTTTGCTGACTTTGCTGCTTTTGACTTCGACAAGCAACTTGATAAGCTAAAAAGTAAGATAAAGGCGCTTTGGGAGAAATTTAAAAAGGAATTACCAGGTGTTCTAGCTGGTGCAGGCCTAGGTGCACTCATAGGCGCATTAATTGGCGGCCCCCTTGGCGCTATACTCGGTGCCGCCGCTGGCGCTTTAGTCGGCTATTTTTGGGATAAATTCGCAGACTTAATAGGCATTAATGATAAGCAGCAAGCGGCTATTGCAGGAGCGCTTATAGGTGGCTTCATGGCTTTAGTTGCTGCGCTTACAGGGCTACCGGCTATTGGTGTAGCTTTGGCAGGCTTAGCAGGTTTCTTTGGCGGCTTACTTTGGGAGAAAATAGCTGAAGCTTTTGGTCTTGAGGGTGCAAAGAAGTATGAAGCCGCTATTTCCTCTGGTATTGGGGCTGCTTTTGGTGCAATAATAGGCGGCTTACTAGGCGGCCCTGTTGGCGCCGTTATAGGTGCCTTTATAGGTACATTTGTTGGTGAATTCTGGAGCATATTCGCTGATAAAGTAGGCCTCACAGAAGGCGCCAAGTTTGCTGGACTTATTGGTGCTGGTATAGTTGCTGTTCTTGAATTAGCTGTTAAGCATGCTTCACCATTAGCAGCGGCTAGTGCTGCGTTACTTGCTGCGAACTGGATTTCAGCACTTGTCCAGGCATATCAAACAGGTGACTGGTCTAGGCTACTGACTGTCTTTACTTCTACGCTTGGTCGTTTAGCTTTTGGTCCTATTGGATCAATGATTGGTACCCTTATTGGTAACCTTTATGATATTACATATGACGCGCTTGTATCACATTTCGGTATTAGCAACGCGTATAGATTTAACGATGTACTAGTTGCAGGCGTCTCCGCAGCTCTTTCTGCTATACCTGCTTTTGTAAAGTCTATAGCGGCGCAGATTGCTACTGAAGGGGCGGCGTCGTTAACTGCTGCCTTAAAGGGTGGTGCTAAGGCTGGTTTTATTGGTTTTGTAGCTAGCTTAGCTTCTAGCGCTTTATCAAATTTGCTTATAGACTGGCTAGCAAAAGAATTTGACTTAACAAAAGAAGATGTAGAAGCTGGTAAAACTTTTGCAGAAATAGGCGGATTAATTGGCGCCATTGTAGGTACCTTCTTTGGTCCCTTGGGCACTGCCATTGGTACTGCTGTTGGTACATTAGCCGGTACAATAATCGGCGCTTTTGCTGGTCAAGATATCCTTGGCTGGTTCCATAGCTGGTGGGATCCATTTGCAGCTGATGCTGTACAAGTTATAGTCACGTTCTTTACGCAAACTATACCTGGCGCATGGAACACATTTGTATCTTTTATTAGTGGTATAATCACTAACATAACTAGCTTCTTCTCTAACATCGCCAGCGCTGTAGTTACGTTCTTTACACAGACCATACCTACTGCATGGAATACATTTATTGGCTGGCTCGTGTCTATACCGGCCAATATTGCGGCATGGTTTGGAAAGATAACAAGTGACATTGCTTATTGGCTAGGCTATCTCACAGGTACAATTGCTAAGCTTCTCTATAATCTTTTTCAAAGCGTTGTACAGTTCTTTACTGTTACAATCCCAAGCGCTTGGAATAACTTTATAGCTTGGTTGCAAGGTCTGCCTGCCGCTATAGGTG